CTTTCTTTTGCTTTCACGCAAGCACACGCCGATGGTGTGTGTATCTGCTATTGCAAGGACGCTTCCCACGCAACGCCTGTCGTTCTGGCAGTCAGCGATACCGATGGAACTGTTGAAGCTCACGGACTCCATACGCTCGTTGGTGAGCTACGTAAGGAGGGCGTAACTTATGCAGACCTGATCGCCACTCACGGTGAGGGGCTGTTCGCTTACCTTGAAACCACATACGGCGACGAAATGATTTAACCAAACCTCTCAACCATTAAAAAAAATGCCAAAACAAACCACAAACAAAGCAGGGCATCCTTTCGATGCTGATACAGTCACAGTAATAACGCAACCGATACACACGATTGCATCAGGACAAGACCCGATCCGAGTGGATACGGCAGTAATCTTGTCGAGTCGTGCGTCAGCCGGGTCAGTCGCAAGCATATCTGCGATTGCTTCAGGAGGTTCTATCGCAAGCATAGCAAGTATTGCCGGACGCAATTCCTTTGCAATTCAAGCATCATTAGGCTCCGTAACCAGCGGTGCATCCTATGGGTCAACAGCAGCTATTGCAACGGCAGCAGGTATCATCAGTCAGGCATCATTTGCCTCACAGGGATCATCAGCAGCCGGTGGATTCTCAAGGGCTGCGGTAGCATCCGTTGCCGCAAGGGTATCTCTTGCAGGACCGGTCTTGATTAACCTGCCTGCACAAGCCACAGCGCAACCAATGCACATTGTAAAGAAGGGTGCATCAGGCGCATTTAAATATCTGCCTAACGGAACTGACACAATCAACGGCGTTGCCCACAGAGACAACACAACAGAACATCAGGTAGACTTCATGCTTTCAGATAGTATCGAATGGACGCGGAAGTAATCAACAGAACCATATAAATATATGATCCAATCACTCATGCAAAACGAAACCGTTGCACAGGTGCTTGTGGCTCTTGGAGCCATATACACACTGGCAACGGTAATCGCAACATTAACGCCATCCGACAAGGATAATACCTGGTTGGAGAAAGTCGGCAAGTGGGCCGACAAGATCGGATTCAAAATCAAGGGTGACTAATGGGGATTATCAGGTCACTTGGAAGTTTGTTTGCAGCACTGGCATCATATTGGGAACTCAAAAAAGAAAAGTTTGCACATGATGTTGTTACTCAAACACGCGCAAGAGTCGAAGTTTTTGAAGAAGAACTGGAAACTCTGCGTGATGCTGGCAGCGAGTCTGGTACTCAGCTTGCAGACCGGCTGCGCTCCCAGTTACTTGAAGAAAAGACACACCTTGAACGTGTATCAGCCTTCTATCTTGAAACTACGCGAGGGAATTCCAGTGAAAGCGAGTGACGGTATATACACGCCCCAAACCGATGAAGTATGGCATTCAGACAAACGCTACCGGGAACTCGAAAGGGAGTTAATAGAGCGATGACAACAGCATCATTTACGAACCATCCATTTACGCAAAACTGTATGAAAGCTTTTCCAATCTTTAAATGGGTAATAACGGTACTCGCATTAGCATTTGCTGGATACGTTGGACTGTTACTCGAAAAGAGATTGTTCACGCGAGCCGAGGGCGAAGCGTTGGAGCAAGCAGCGTACCTCAAAGTGGATGCCGACAAACTCGAAAAGGAAATAGAATTGGTTCAAGAGGATGTGGTTGAAATTGAAAAGCACATGCATGGATTCAGCATTGAGCAGAGAGTTACGAATGACAGCTTAACCGAATTGAAGGTTATGATTAAAGACCTGCACGACGATAGGGAAAGGTAATATGGTAGCACCAGCAGAAAGCAGACTTAAGGAACTGAAAAAGAAACTCGCACATGCCATGCGGGTTAAGTCGTGTTGTGCCGCAAGGGGAAACTATTTGGATTTCATAAAGCTCATGTTTCCTAAACGTGGGAGTGAAGAAGACTACACGCAGACAACTTACGAAGTAAAAGCTTTTCACGAAGTGATTGCTAATGTCTGCGACATGGTAGACAGGGGCAGCCTGAATCGAGTGATTATCTCCGTACCCCCAAGACACGGAAAATCCGAGACAGCAGCAAAGAAGCTTATTAGTTATTTATGGGGTCGCAAACCGGAACGACATATCATCTACGCTACTTACGGTTTGGATCTGTCTAAAGAGTGTGGTGCAGATGTCATACACACGATGAACACAGAACGGTATCAACAGGTCTTTCCCGATGTCAAGCTCCGCAAAGGTGGCTCCGCTAAAGACAGAATCCAAACCGAACCGGGTGGCGTAGGTGTTTTTGTAGGTAGGGGTGGCCCTATTACTGGTAAGGGCGCACACGTTCTTATTGTCGATGATATAGTCAAAGACGATGAAGAAGCGATGAGCGACACCACAATGGAGAAAATCTGGCAGTGGTATAACAAGGTGGCATCTACGCGCCTTATGGACGATAAGAGTGCCATCATAATCATTATGACCCGTTGGGGTGAGAATGACATCATAGGACGCATAACCGACCCTGATAGCCCTAACTACGATCCCGAAGAAGCAGGCAAGTGGCACATAATCCGCATACCTGCTTTGTGCGATGACGCGACAAATGACCCTATGGGCAGACCAATAGGACAGGCTCTATGGCCCGAAAGATTTTCAGAAAAATACCTTGATGGTATGCGTAGGCAAGACCCGCGAGGTTTCGCCTGTTTACAGCAGCAGAATCCCACACCCGAAGATGGCGCGTTCTTTAAGGCTGATTCGATACGGGAATATCAAATAGGTAAGCATCCAGAAGATTTACGAATATACGCAGCCGCAGACTATGCCGTATCTACCAAGCAACACAATGACGCAACGTGCATGTTGATTGTGGGCGTAGATGGCAGTCAGAATATATGGTTGCTTGATTGCTGGTGGCACAAGTTACCGGCAGACCGCATCGTTGAGGCACAGTTGAAGCTTATAGAAAAGTGGAAGCCGCTAGTATGGTGGGCAGAAAAGGGTCACATATCGAAGTCTCTGGGACCATTCCTTATGAAGCGTATGCGCGATGAAGGCATCTTTGCAGCCATTGAGGAAGTGCAGCCAGTCGGTGACAAGCAGACCAGAGCGCAAGCCATTAAGGGTTATATGAGCATGGGCAAGGTTTACTTTCCCAAGAACGCATACTGGTTTGGCCCTGCAATAAGTCAGATCCTCAAGTTTGGTGGTGGCGCAAGATTCGATGACTTTGTTGATGCTTTGTCATTGGTTGGCAAGCAACTAGCCCGGATGAATGGCAAGCGCAAGCATACCGGCTATAAGGAGAAATTTAAGCGAGGAACCTTTGGACAATTTAAGGAGGGTGTTCGCAGGCAACATCAGTACGAACAAAACCTTAAAGATGCAGCAGGATTTTAGTTATGGCTATTGAACCACTAGACCGGCCCGAAAAGAAGGGCGAAACACCCAAGATGCTAGGCATTGCCAAGGATGGCAAGGTAACAGGAGCAGAGTTGCGGGACGTACCAGACCAGCGATCAAACCTTGTCAATCATATCTTGGAGAACATCGATGTTTCCGAAAGAACTTTCAGACCTGTTTATGAGCAGATGAAGCGTAATCAGTTCCAAGTAAAGAACGGGCGTAATCAGCATGTTCCTAAGTCATTTTACACCACGAACATTTCCAATCGTTATATTCAGTCAAGAACATCAGCCTTGTATGCGCGTGATCCAAGGGTAGAAGCAAGACCCAAAGACCGTATGCGCTATGAGTTTTGGGATGAAGCCATTGAATCCCTCAATGCAGCCATTGCCAACATGCAGAACAATCAGCAGCAGGGCATCCAGCCTGATCCTGCCGATGTGCAGATTGTCCAGGATTTTCAGGCAGGCAAGGAGCGCGAAAACTCCATTAAGAAGGTGGGGCGCACAATGGTTCTGCTATGGGACTATTACACGAAGGAAACGCAACCTACCTTTAAGAAGCAGTTGAAGAAGACTATTAAGCGCACATTGACCAATGGCGTAGGCTACGTGAAGCTAGACTTTCAGCGGGACACAGGCAGGAGCCTTGAGGTCGATGCCAAGATACAGGATCACCGCACCCGCATAAAGCACCTTGAGCATCTAGCGCGACAGGTAGCCGAGGGTGACAAGGTTCACGAAGGCGACAAGGAACTCGAAGAACTTCGCATAGGCATGAAGGCACTACAGGCACAGGAAGAAATCATTGTGCGCGAAGGACTGGTGTTTGGTTTTCCCAAGAGCGATTGCATTATACCTGACCCATGTTGCTCACAGTTGAACGGCTTTGTCGGCGCAAGGTGGGTAGCAGAGAAGTTCTTTCTGACACCGGACGAAGCATCATCCATTTACGGGTTAGACTTTGAGGAAGCAGGGGCAACGTTCTTTGAAAAAGAGCAACTAGCCACAGATCCATTTGAGGTAGAAACATCCAAAGAGGACAACCTGAATCGGGAATTCGTAAAGATTTACGAATATTACGACAAGAAGGATGGCGTAAAATACACAGTCACACCTGGCTTCAATGACTTCCTTGAGGACCCGGTTGCGCCTAATGTCGAACTTGAGCAGTTCTTTCCTTTTTATTCTTTTGTGCCTAACGAAATCGAGGACGATGATGGCATCTATCCTCCTGCTGATATTGAGATAATCGCACCACAGCAGAATTCACACAATTCATCTAGGCAAGGACTTAATGAACACAGACGCGCAGCCAGACCAAAGATCGCTCTTGTCGAAGGAGCGTTGGATGAACGGGACATCAATCACCTGAAGAACCATCCAGCCAATGCGGTGCTTCCTATCAGGGGTCTAGCAGCAGGACAGCGTATCGAGGACATCTTGCAGCCAATACCGCATCCGGGCGTTGATCCAAACCTTTACACTACTACGCACATCATTGATGATATTACATTGTCAGTAGGTGCAGCAGAGCCACAGCTCGGGGCAACGCGCACAAACGTAAGCGCAACCGCTTCTCAGATAGCCGAGAACGCTACATCAATCACCCTGTCCAGCCATACGGATGAACTGGACGATTTGCTTGGTGAGATAGCGCAGGGCGCAGGGCAGATCATGCTAAAGGAACTGGATGTGGAAACCGTCAAGCGCATAGTCGGTCCCGGTGCAGTATGGCCTGAGTTGTCATCAACCGAGATACAACAGGAGTTATTTTTAGACATCGAAGCAGGTTCATCAGGCAAGCCTAATCAGGCAGCAGAACTTGCGAAACTCGAAAGGGCGATGCCTTTCCTTATTCAGTTACCAGACCTTGCCCCTCTCAAGTTGGCCAAGATGTTACTGGATAACCTGGATAGCAAAAACAAGTTAGAGGATTTTGTTCAAGTAGGCGCACCTTCAGTGGTGGCACAGAATGCACAGCAGCAGCCCGGAACAGGGGATGTTGCTACCAACCCCAATAGCCAAGGTGGGGCATTGCCGCCACCTAACGCGCCTTCAGGACCGGCACAAGTATAAGTTTTAACCAAAAACCAAAAACCAAAAATACTATGCCACAAACACTTATAGACGCTAAACCGGATACAGATTCGTCACCTGTTGGAACTGAAATAGACGCTAATTCTTCCGATACGTCAACGGAAGAAACGGTCACTAGTGAGCAGCAAACAACATTCGATGTCATTGAAGATGTATTGAAGTCCGATGATGACACTAGTGAGGACAACGTGGAGAATAGCCACGATCAGGAACAGACCACTTCTACTGAAGAAGATGATCCAACTGAGGCTGAAAATGCTGAAGGCGAAGAATCAACGGAGGAAACCGAAAACACGGATGGAGAAGTAAAAGCAGAAGAATTCCCCAAGGAATTCCACGAACACCCACGCTTCAAGGAACTGGTTGAACAGAAGAATGAAGCAAGGGAACAAGTCAAACAACTGAATGAATCCATCGAGGAACAGTCCCAACGGACACAGATCCTTGACGCGATTGGGCAGGAGAATCTTGAAACTTATGTGAACTTTCTCTCAGTAAGAGAGACAGATCCAGAAACAGCTTTGAAGATTATGCAGCCCATGATGCAGGAGTTACTGGAAGCAAACGGCTATACACTGTCAGCAGACCTTAAACAAAAGGTCGAAGAAGGCGAAATAGACGAAGCAACTGCAAAAGACCTAGCACGAAAGGATGCCAAGATTAAGGCACTAGAGCGTCAAAAGGATCTCCAGCAGCAAACGCACCAGCAAACGAATGCAGAATCGCAAAGCAAGCAGTTAGTTGACGCGGGGAACAAATGGGCAACTCAGAAAAAAGCATCTGATCCTGATTATCCAAAGCTGGAGCCTATGGTTATCAATGCCATCAAAGCCATGCGAGCAGACGGAAACCTGCCAAATGTAGGAACTCTATCTGCGACTATGGACAAAATCTATGGTGACATCAAAACGGTTTTCAAGGGGTCAGCCCCGAAGGGATCGAAGAAGGTTATCAAGAATTCCAGCACACCTAACGGCAAAGAAAAGAAAGTCTATAAGGGAGATACCTTTCAGGTAACTTCGCAAATAATAGATGATTTGCTCTAAGCCACAAAATCAACACAAAACCTATAAAGTAAAATGCCAGCATTAGCAGGAGCCAAGCTCCAAAATATACTAAACACTACGCTGCAAAACTTCATAAGGGGTGATGCGTTTGAATCGTCAATTCAGGCCCGTCCACTTCTTTCGAGAATGCGCAGCAAACAAAAGTCCTTCTCAGCCGGACGCGATACTATTACGCGCCAGGTTAAGGGAGGTGCTTTTCAAATCGGATTCACTTCGTTTACGAATGATGACACTGTTACTTACGGTGATACTAACCGCGCACAGCAGGCTACCTATACATGGCGTGAATACCATGCCGGTATCCAGTTGACGCGCACAGAACTCCATCAGGCAGGTTTCGTTGTCACAGATGACGAGATGGGCATTAACGCTCGCGTTGCTTCTCAGTCTGAAAAGCACCGCCTGACAAACCTCTTGAATGACAAGATGGAAGATTTGTCAGAAGGCACAATGGAATCGCTTAATACTCAATTGTGGGAAAATGGCACAGCATCGGCAACCGACATTGTTGGTATTACCGGTCTGTTGACAGACGCTCCCGCAGTTGGAACTGTTGGCGGTATCAATCGCGCATTAGCGGCCAACGTCTTTTGGCGTAACCGGGCAAGAACAGCAGCCAACGGTGCAACCGGCGTTACGGGTAACGTAGCAAACGGTGGCGCATTGCTTCAGGAACTCCAGATCGAAATGCGTCAGCTTAACCGCTTCGGTGGTCGGCCTTCAGTCGCATTCTGCGGGTCTGCATTCTTGGAACAGATGGAACTGGAATTCCGAGCAAACGGTAATTACAGCTTGGACGGTTTCGCTCAGGGCGGTGACGTTTCCATCGGTGGTCTGAAGTGGAAGGGCATTCAGTTCATCTATGATCCCACACTCGATGCAACAGTCGGCGGCGCAGCACGTAACCGCTTCTGTTACCTGATTGATGAGCGCAATCTTTGCTTGCACGTTCTTGATGGTGATGACTTCAATCCTCATTCTCCTGCAAGACCGGAAGACCAGTACGTTCTCAACAAGGCCCTTACGTGGTCGGGCGCGATTACTGCCAACTCGTTCAACAGGCATGGAGTTGTAGAACTTCTTTAGTTCTCCCGCAATAACAGGTCAAGCCGTTGGGGGTTTATCCCCCCTTCGGTTTATCCTTTAACCGAATAACCAATAAACAATAAAATATCATGCAATTAGCAAACGCAATAGTATCAATAGCAGGTAATATTAACCATACTGTTCTAGCAATAGACTTAACGCCAGCCGAAGTCATTGTCCTAAAGGCAATACACGGTGATGCAGCCGTGAACGAAATCGTTATGGTTGGAAAAAACGATGTATCATGCGCCGAAGAAAAGGGCAGACTACAGCGGAAATACGACAAGAATCCCAACAGGGCTTATGTCGAAAAACTGTTTCCGGGTCACAGTCCCGCATTGGCTAAAACTTTCAAAGAAGCCGGTATCCAAGCACAGGTTGCACCAAAGGTGAAGCAGGAAAAAGGCAACATTGTAGCCCTCAAGGAAGATGGCACAGTAGACAAACCCACAGAAAAGGAACTGAGGTCAATGCGCGAAGCAGAGTCAGCAGTGACAGCAACATAGAAGGAAATGAAGCATGGCTAACGAATTAACAGTATTGGAACTGCTTGAGGAATTACGGGCAGAGCTTGGTCATGCTATCGAGCCTCAACACGGCGTAGACACAAGATCAAGGTTGATCCTTTTACTTAACAGGGCGCAGCGTGAGTTGTGGATGGAGGTCGATTGGGATCACCTGAAAGTATATCGGTATATCGCAATGGTCGCCGGTGACAGGTACTACGATTGGCCGTCTGATCTGGATGAGACAAGAGTGATACAGGCAGAGTATAAGTATAACGATACTTACCTGCCCTTGGAACATGGCATCAACCGCCACCATCTGCACTTCAGGGATTCGGAACAGGATGAACGGCAAGATCCGGTGTTGTCCTATGACTTCCACTACGATGATTCTGTAGGTGGCTTGCAGTTCGAGGTATGGCCTACCCCCGCAGTCAGTGGTAACATCTACGCAGCAACCACACCGCCTACCCCTGAAACGGTCATACCGAACAGGAACACGGACGGAGATCGCTTTGTGCGGTTACGTGGGATCAAGCGTTTGCCTAAGATGTCATTGGATGCAGACCGGTCTGAATTGGATGGATTACTTATCGTTCTTCGTGCAGCAGCCGTTGAAGCCGAGAGACAGGAAGCCAAGAATGCGGCTACCATAGGAGCAAGGGCAGAACGTTACCTGAACAATGTTACATCACGCCTGAAGAAGACCGACGCTTTCGTGATGGGAACAGATGCCGACAGGGGCGAACTCCCCAAGATTACAACCCTGAATTCTGTAAGGTTCAGATACGCAACCAGAAACCCTTGATATGCCAACAGTCGTTGTAACAGATTTCAAAGCAGGATTGGATGCTCGCAACATGAACGAGACAACCTTGCCTGGTGCTTTGTTACGCGCACAGAACGCAGTGATTAACAGGGGCGGGGAAATTGAGAAACTTCCTGCATGGAAGATAATCTTTTTTTTACCCAATGGCACATTCGGCATGAAGGTTGTTGACGATGTTCCGCATGTATTCGGGTCTATTGTGGAACCAGTCGGGATCCCGCAGGGAGTTACCTATGACAGACTGAATCCTGCATCGGGTGCAGCCATGACAGCGATACTATCAACAGACTTATTCGATGGCAAGATATACGCTATTGCACAGTTCGACGATGGGAACATTGTTCATTTCTATGATGGCGTTGAGGTCACTGGTTTAGTGGATGGCACAGCATCAGCCAATTTTGAACTTATTTCAGGGAGTGGCGGTACAGTAGATACTGTCAAGGTGGATGGGATAGAGTTACTGTCAGGGGCCGTTGCCTTTAATTCGAGTCTCAGTCAGACAGCCACAGACGTTGCAGCCGACATAACGGCGAATGCAACCGCACCTAACTATACAGCCGTTGCTGACAATCAGCGAGTCATTGTCAATACGGTCACGACAGGGTTAGCCAATAACGGCAAGATCCTTACTGTGACATCTACCACTATAAATGTAACGATAGGGCAATCTGTCTTTGCTGGCGGTTTAGATACGGGTGCAGGTCTTAATCCGGGCAGGTATGTTAAGACCATCAACAGCAAAGAGTATCTGCTATCAGGTTCTATTCTTGGGTTTTCCAACATAGACAAGCCGACAGAGTTTAACCCGGACGAAGGCACAGGCGCAGGATTCATTAACCTTTCTAATCATTCAAGTGGATCAGAGAATCTACTAGCCATAGCAGAGTTTTTTCAGCATTACGCAGTATTCGGGGATCACACCATCCAGATATGGGCGTTAGATCCAGACGAAGAACTTAATGCCAAGCAGCAGACTATCCGCAATTCGGGTACGCTTGCAGCCAAGAGTGTGCAGGCATTTGGAAATGATACGGTGTATCTGGATAGATCAGGCGTGAGGTCATTACGTGGTCGGGATTCGTCAAGGTCGGCTAATGTCAATGACATAGGCACAGCCATCGACCCGCTTATACAGCCGCTTATACTGACAGATCGCACCGATGTAATAAATGCTTCCGCAATAGTTGACCCCTTAGATGGCCGATACTTTTTGGTTATTGGTGGGACTGTTTACATTTTCAGCTTCTTTCCGGGGGGTAAGATTTCTGCATGGACAACAGCGATACCCGGCTTCGATATTGAGGACTTTGACCAGCGTGAATTGAATGTGTTGGCTCGTTCTGGTAACAACATATACCAGTTGGGCGGTGGAACATCAGGCGGGTTGAGTACCTGCCCACTAAGCGAGCGATACGAAGATGCACAGCAAGCCGATATTATACTGCCATTTCTGGATGCCGGTGATCCTTCAAGATTCAAGATGCCCAAGGGTATCGACGTAGCCTGTGAGGGTGAATGGGATGTATATGTTTTGCCAGATCCACAGGACATTACGGTTCAGCGTAAGATAGCCACCATAAGCAATTCAACTTTCAGGAAGGGTCGCATTAGCCTTTCGGATCATGGGACGCATTTTGCGTTACGGTTCGTTAGTCGCAACAATGGTCCTTCCAAGATCGGACGAGTATTATTTCATTTTGCGCGAGGAATGCAGGAATAATTTAATTTTAACAATGAAATAGGAGATAGTAAGATGGGTTTATTTGGTAGTGACAGTTCACAGAAAAGGATGGAAGAAGCAGAAAATGAAAGGCGCAGACAGGAAGAACAGCGCAAGAGGGACATACGCACAGGTATTGTTGATGTCAACCGCACCTTTTCGCAGTTGTTAAACCCGAATGTCCAGCTACCGTCAAGACCGGTGTTCCAGCCACACCAAGGGCCGCCAACGCTTTTAAGTATGGCACAAGCACCGGGGAGGCGAGAGCAGTTCTTGAACGATCTTGCTCAGTCAGACCCCGGTTTGAACTTTGCCAACAGCCCTTTCCTTGACCAGTTGCAGCAATCGTTCTTGGACTTTGCGACACCTGAAGTCCAGCGACAGGCAGGGACAGCAAGGGACAAGACCATCCAGCAGTTAGCCCGTAGAGGTACGCTTGAATCATCGGTAGGTGCTGAAAAGACAGCAGACGTAGAGCGTCAGCGAGGGGAAGCCCTAAGTCGCATAGCAGCGAGAGCAGGTGAGATCAGATCACGCCGAGCAGGAGATATTGAGAAAAGCCGCAATTCGATTATTGCACAACTTGAGGCAAGCGGGAATGCGAGTGCAGCCGCACAGTCTGCCATTAACTCCGCACAGAATTTATCAGCAGTTGAGGAATTTCAGCCATTAGGCGAGTTATTCCGAGTCGGGTTGGGGACCGGGGCAGATGTATTGCGGCAGCAGTCACAACCCTTTGCGCCTCCAACATTATTCAGCAAGGGCCGCAAGGGTTCGTCAAAAGTAGTTTAAAGAAAAGGTAATATTATGGCAGCAGGATTATTAGCACCAGCAATCGCAGGACTTGTTTTAAGTGCGGGAACCACAGGTCTAGGGTTAGCACAAAGGAAAGCAGCATCACGTAGGGCGGCAGAGAAACAGGCGCAGCAGTTACAGCTTGAGCAACAACGGCAAGCGGCCATTGCGCAACAGTCCAAGGAGAAGGCGGCAGGTTCACTTGCACAGTTTACCCCGGAAGCCTTCAAGGAATCCGAGGATGAGATTGTGGGGCGCGACCTGCAAACCATAGGCAATCTGATTGCAGACCAAGCACCGGCAGCATCCTTTACCGAGTCTTCCGCACCAGAAGTTATCAAGGCGCAGTTTGCGAAGAAGGGCAAAGAGGCATCAGGCGATGTAAGCAAGTTTGCAGAAGCGTTATCGAGGTTTGGCGCACAGGGTCAGGCTTTGAATCTGGCCAATATACGAGGTTCAAGTAATGCACAACGGATTCGTGGACTTACTACGGATGCGCTTGTATCGGCGGGCTTGTTGGGGTCAGAGCTACAGACAGCCGGAAGGGGTGCAGCGAGTCCGATAGGTGCAGCATTAACCGGTGTAGGACAAGCAGGATTATCTGCTGCTTTAGGTGGGCAGTTTGGCTCATTTCGTGGTGGATCTGCTCCGGGTGTAACACCTCACACGGCATCACTCGCAGGGCAAAGTCCTTTGTTACCTGGTAATCAGGTATTACCGAATGACTTTTTAAAGGCATCGTTAAGCCGACCTGTGCAGGGTCAGAACTTTTTCAACACATTCAGGGGATAATAAAAAATGGCACACGTAAGAAATCACTTTGGTAATGATCCAGCAATAGCCGCAGGGGTTGCTGATTTAGGACAGGCTTTCACCGGCTTTCTTGGGAGTCGTGGGCGTAACCGGTTTCTTGAGGAACAGGCGGGGTTGCAGAATCAGTTGTTGCAAGCGCGTTTGGGTCAGGCACAAACATCGGCAGCTAATCAGGCAGCTTTGCACCCTTTGCAGGTGGAGCAAGCACAGCTTAATCTTGGTCAGGCTAGGACATTACAAGAGCAAGCATTGGCACAGCAAGCACAGCGTAGTAACATCGGTGATATTTTTGGTAACATAGATCAGTTTCCAACAGCACCACAGCAGATCAGCGTTGGCCCGACATCGTTACAGCCTTTGAACGTTTCGCCTATCTCCGATCCAGTCGCTCAAGCTTTCGGGCAATCACTAACGGATGAGCAGGCACTAGGGGGCGCGTCTTTCACGCCTGAACAGCGAGGCGTAACCGGACTGCCTTTACCAGACCTTGCACAGATGGCCGAATTTATACCGGGAATAGAGGGATCAGTTCAAAGAACAGATCCAGAAGCATTGCAGGACAACTTTAGGGCTGCTCTTAGGGAAGCTCTGTCAGGGCAAGGCTTGCTAGATCAGAAAACGCGCGAGGATACGCTATCGCAGTATAATGCTTTGTTTGAATCGAGAACTGGAACATCGGGTGATCCAGATGTTCGTGCATTAGCACCTTCGGTTAAGGCTGCAAGGGTCGAATTCCAGAAGGAAGAAGCAACATTGGAACGCAAGATGACGGAAGACCGCGAGAGGATTGCAGCGCAAGCCAGAGTAGACAAGCTTACAAGGTCCGAAGAAGCGGAGCGCGAAGGCGAGATTGCGTTCAGAAAAGCAACATCCGAAGCAGAGCAGCGATGGGGTGATTTAGTTGCGAACAAATCCGAATTTGAGGACTCAATGGGGATTGTTAGGGGCGAAGCCATCGATGAGGACGAGTTTAAGGATGCGTTTATTGAATACGGCAGAAAGATACTTGCGCTAGGTGCAACTTCTGATCCAGGTGCGGCAATGGCTATTATGAGAAGTGCGTTTTGGGATCAAGACGGAGAACTTACGGCAGCAGGCAGTGAGGCTACCGCAGGAGTAGGCGATAACTTCTTCTTTATCAATGACCAGAATCAGCCCATGCGAGCAAAAAAGACAGGCGGGACGGTTCTTAGGCTTGTTGATGGCAAGCTTGCTTTCATTACCGACCATGAAGTGCTAGGCTCTTTTATTCCATCAGGAAAGAAAACCCCCACAGAACAGTTCGCCGAAGATTTCGGTGAGGTTGCAGCGCAATTCGATCCGAGATTCAGCTTCAGATAAACCATGCCCAAAACACTTACATTCGTCGATACGCCTGAACCTATCAGGACTCCAGGAGCCGACACCTTTAAGTCTGTCAGAATAGCGGACCCTTTCAGTCAGGGCGTTGAGGCTGAAGATGTAATTCGCGTCGAAGATACTTTGTTTGCACCTGTTGTCCGGGGTTTCCAGAATCTCAAGCAGGCTGGCAATGTCTATCAGGCTCTTACAGGCTTGCAGGATCTTGGTGGTGCAGCAGCCGACATAGCGGAAGCGGAGCGAACCAAGTTGAAGTTCGCAAGGGACATTGAAACAGAGAATCAGTTGCGAAGGATAGGCCAAGAGGAAACATTGGGTGGTGCATTAGGTGCAGCGTTGGGAAGTCCTAGTGCGGTTTTTTCGACAGTATTTGAAAGTCTTCCGACATCGTTGCCATCGTTAGGGCTTGCTGGCTTGGGAGGATTGTCAGCATTGACACCGGCAGCACCGGCAGCACCTTTCCTTATTGGTGCGGGTGCAGGCTTAGGATCAGGTGGCGTAGAGTTCCCAACTGCCGTTATGGAGTTTGCGCGTGAACACGGAGTAAACCCACTTGATGCTTCTGAAATGGAAGACTTTTTTGCAGACCCCGAAGTATCGGCAGAAGCAACGAAGTTTGCCACAGCAAGGGCCGCAGGGGTAGGCGCACTCGATACTATTTCAGGTGGCACAGCAGGGCATATATTCAAGCCTCTTAGGGGGGTTACAAGGGGTGGCAAGGCGTTAAGAACAGCAGGTGAAGCAGGAGCGCAAGCTGTTGCGGGTGGTGCGGGTGAAGCATTGGCACAAAAGTTATCCGGGCAGGAGTTCGCCCCCGGCGATATAGCGATGGAGGCATTGGCCGAAATCTTCCTTGGTGGGCCTGAGATTGCGCTTGGGGTTGCAACTTCACCCCAACGCTCATCAGCCAAAACAAATACAGTTGTCGAACTCGACGAACAACAGTTGGCGGCATTGCAGCAACAGCCTACGGACAAGCCCGTAAAGATCAACCCAATAGAAACCCCGCAAGACATAGATGCAGTAGAGCAGCCCAAAGCAGAACCATTATCTGAGGAAGTGGATCAGGACATACGCAACGGCAATGCAACTGTAGGCAGTGTCTTCAAGAAAATCGGAGCAACCGCAAAGCAAGGTACTTTATTCGGTCAGATAGCCAAGACATTAGGGCGCATATCAGGCAAGGCAAAAGGCAAGGGTGTTAAGATCATTGTTGACGATACTATTCTTGAGGAAGAACAAGGTAGCAATAACCTTGCCGTTTACTTTCCCGGAGGAACAACCAGAACTGGATCTTCACCTGTTATCGTTATGTCTGAGAAAGGCATGGAGAATGGCACTGTTATACATGAGGCTATCCATGCTGTTACACACCAGAGCATACCAGAAGCATTACGTTCTGGTAGCGGGTTAGTCGGTGAAAGGTATATCCGCACCTTGCAGACAGCCGTTAAGAACCAGAATTTACCGACTGAGGTGCGTGATATTATAAGTGTGTATTTACAGGCAAGGGAAGCATTGGGTGCTACGGTAGACACAGCCAACAACCAAGAAACAAACATAGCATCCGGTGGGCAGAATGCCTTGGTGAACATGGACGAGTTTATTGCGGAGTTGTTTACCAATACTTCTTTCCAGAAGCAGTTAGTCGGGATCAAAGTTGACAGCAGGCAGAACGCTTTCCAGAAGATTGTTAATGCTGTGCGCCGTTTGATTGGGGCAGAGAACATTGACGGGACGTTGCTCGAACAGAGTATAGTTGCGGGTGCTAAGTTTATCCAGAAACAGGAGCTTGCCGGTAAGGACTTTGATTTGGATACTACAAGGCAACGTGGGGATAAGCCTACTGTTAGAGAGGTTACTGAAGCGCAGGAAGACATTGCGGCACGTAAGGACAGGAAGGTTAGTGAAGCACAAGAAGCCGAAGTCAAGCGTGAGAAGCAGGTTGAGGAAGCTAAAGAGAAAGGCGAAGAACCAGCCACAGCCCCTAAGCCTCGTTCAGAGAAGTTACAGCAAAAGGTAGAGACTAAAGAGCAGCAGATCGAAAAGCTCATGGTCGAGA